ATGCGGATTGAAATCGTTCTTGCGGTCGCCGGCGAAGATCGTCGTGTAGCGCAGGCCGTTGGCCGCGTCGAAGCCGCTTTGGTCAAGGTGCATCGCGATGATGCCGACCGAGCCGACGCCGCCCGTGCGGGTGACCCAGATGCGGTCCGTTGCCGACGCCAGCAGATACCCGGCGCTCAAAGCCCAGTCGTCGACCGAGGCCCACACGGGTTTCATGCGCGCGGCCTCTTCGATCAGGCTGGCCACGTCCCAGGCACCGTTGGCCTCGCCGCCATAGCTGTCAAATCGCAACAGGATCCCCCGGACCTGCGGGTCGGTGGCGGCGTCGAGGATTTCGTTTCCTAATTGCTCATACGAGGTGAGCCCCGACTGCGCCTCCATTCCCGAGACGCGGTCGACGAGGCTGCCTGAGACTTCGATCACGGCGACGCCGGCGTCGGTCACAGCGTAAGGCTTCCGCGACCTCTGTTCACCGAACAGCGCCGCTTCGACCGCGGGGGGGCTCCAGCCCCAAGCGCGGCGCGAGCACGGCCAGGATCGCCGCCAGCTTCTTCGAGTCGATCATCAGCGGCGTGTGGAACACGCGCGAAGCAATGTGCGGGAGATTCGTCATGGGGTCTCGATCGCGGGCGCCAGCGCAGGCTCCGCCATCCTTTGCCCGTTGCTGGTGGTCTTGCGCGGATCGGAGTCATAGGTCAGGCCGAGAGAGTCGGCGCGCGCGTTGTCGGCTGCCGCCTGCCGGTCGACGTCCTCCTCGTCGTAGCCCATCTCGTTGATGACAGCGCTGCGCGGCTTGAAGCCCGCGCGCACGGCTGTGACCTCGGCACTCATGTCCTTGAGCGGATCGACCCAGGCCCAAGACGGCGGCCGCCACTCGACGTCACGGTAGCTCTCGGGAGCCCGAGCGAAGTCGCGCGCGTCGATCGCGCCGGCCAGTAGAGCGGCCTCGATCCAGGCTTGCCACACCGGGCGGCAAAACTGATAGACCATCACCTGGTGCTGGAACTGCTCGCAGCGGCGGCGGAACTCAAGCAGGCCGGCGCGGATCGAGGAGTAGTTCACACGCTCGAGGTCTCCGGTGAGTTGCTCGTAGGTGATTCCGAGGCCCGCCGCGATGGCGCGCAACTGCACGCGCATGAACTCGGTGTACATGCCGCCCACGTCGCCCGGCTCGGTAAACTTCACGTCCTCGCCCGGCAGCAGCTTCACCATCGAGCCTGGCTCAATGCCGGCCAGTGGTACGCCGCTCGCATCCATTTCGCCCTCGCCCGGCTTTGAGCCGATGACCGGGTCCTCGGGATTGTTCTCGGTGATGAAGGCGGCAAACATCGCCGCCAGCTTCTTGCGGACCAGCTCGGCGTCGTCGTACTGGTCGAGCTCATGCAGCTTCACGAGCACCTGCGTGAGCCAGGGTTGGCCGCGGTGCTGGCCCGGACGGAGCGGCTTGTAAATGTGCAGCACCGACTCCGCCGGCACACGCGCCGTCTCGCCCGCGTTGAAGAACACGAGCTTCTCGCCCGGATGCTCGCGGTATAAGTGGTAGGCCACGCGGCGGCCGATCTTCTCGAACTCGATCCCGGCGCGAATGACGTGGCCGTTGGGCAGATTCTCGTTCTTCGCAGTCGGCAGGTGCTCGGCTTCCAGCAGTTGAAGCTGCAACGGCACCGTCAAGCCGTCTTCGGGCCGGCGGTCGCGAAGTCGCACCAGGCACTCGCCCCCTTCGATCGTCGAGCGGCAGACCAAGGCCTGGAGACCGTAGAAATCCGTCAACCCTGCCGCATCAGCCTCGTCGGTCCACCGCAGCCAGAGTTCCTGAAGCCGCCGCTTCACCGCCGGGTCCGGGTGCTTGGCCTGCGGCTTGATGCCCGTGCCGACGGCGTTGCCGACGAAGCTCTCCACCGCGTTGCTCGCCCAGGCGTTGCGCCGGACCATGTCGCGCGAGCGCGCCCGCAGCGCATCGCCGCCGCCGGCCACCAGAGCATTGATGCCCTCGTTTGCCGGGTTCCAGCCCAACGTGCGGCGCGACGTGGCGGCGGCCTCGTAACCAGCAAGCGCACGCAGCGGCGCGCCGAATGCCGCCCGCACAAGATTCCGCCAGTAACCCATCAGAAACCTTTAGCCGTGTAGGTCCGGATCACGCGCGAGCGCGGCCGCGCCGGATCCGCCGCCGCCAGGGCGGCCTTCACCTCGGCGATCGCCTTCTTGAGCTCTTCGACGCTCCGGTACTCGACACTGCGGCCTTCAAATGACACGCGCAGCATGCCGCTGGCCAGCGCCGCCTCCAGCGCTTCGAGTTGAGTCTGCGAGTAGGCCATGTCAGTTCTGCATCCACTTCGAACGGACCGTCACTCGGCGTACGCGGCGCGGGTGCGGCGCGGCCGCTGGTTCCGGTCGGGCGGCAGGCGCTGGCAGCAGCGCCTCGAGCTCCCGCCAGTGCTTCTCCGTGAAGCGGTCGATGCCGTAAATCGACGCGGCCGCGCGCGCATACACGCGGCAGTCGAGCGCCTCGTTGCGGCGGTTGGGCGCAACCACCCAGTGGCCCTTGACCAGGCTCTCGGCAGTCAACTGCCGGAAGTACTCTTCCTCGTAGCGCGGGAAGTGGCAGTAGCCCGCCGGGAACGGCTCGCCGCTTTCTTCTGTCGGCGGCACGAGGCGCAGACGGCTGTAGAGTTCCGACTTCGCTACGGGCGTCCCCAGCATCCACAGGCGCGTCCCGCGCCGCCGGCTTGCGTCCACCGGCGAGGCGCCCAGAATCAGCCGGTCCGTGCGCGCCGTGCCCTTGATCGCCACGGCGGTCTTCGGATGAGCGGCCCGCGCGCCAGCGGGGCCCCAGGAGGCTTGCGGATGCTGCCGGACCCAGTCATACGTGATGCGCGGGTTGAAGCCCGAATCGACGCACAGCACCCGGATCGGCAGCCGCAAGCCGCTCGAGTGCGGGAACTCCTCATCGAGCAGCGCATCGAGCTGCCGCCACACATCGGCCCGCGCCGTGTCGCCCATCAGCACGCGGTAATCCACCGACCACGATTCCTTGCCACGCCCCCACGCCACCACTTCAACTTCAATGCGGTCCCGTTGGACGTCCGCGCCGGCGGTGAGGAACAGGCCGCCGCGCGGGACAGTACCGATCGGGTAATCCTCCCGCCGGTCGTAAAGCGGTTGCCAGTCGGGCGCGTCGCCGCGCTCCTGCCACGACTCGCCGAGCACCAGGTTGACGAACGACTTCAGCCGCTCGACATCTTTCTGCGCCTTCTCCCAGTCCTCGGCGGCGCGCTCCCACGAGTACCAGCCCACCGGGCTGTAGAGGCTCGACAGGTGATAGCCGCGCGTGCGCCCGTCGCCTTGCGCCTCGGGCCGCCACTCGCCGCGCGCGAGCATCGTGTTCTTCTGGTGGTTGAAGATGGGCTGCTCGCAGGCGATGCAGTGGTAAGCGGCCTTCAACGGCTCGCCCTTGGGCCAGCGCAGACGCTCGAACTTCAGCACCTGGAACTCGCCGCAATGCGGGCACGGCACCCAGTAGCGCCGCTGGTCGCTCTCGGCATACGCCGCCTCGATCCGGCCCCAGCCCGCAACGAGCGGCGTCGACACCATGAAGACCTTGCGGCGCGAGAAGGTGCGCGTGCGTGCGAAGGCCAGGTTGATGGGATCGCCCTCGCCGTCGACGTCCCCCGGATAGGCGTCGATCTCATCGAGAAACAGATACCGCACGGCCATCGAGCGCAGGCCGACAGCCGAGTTGGCCCCGGTCATCACCAGCACGCCGCCGGGGAACTCCTTCGACAGAACCGTGTTGCCCGAGTCGCGCGAGCGCGGGCTCTTCACGAGTTCCCGCAGCACGTCGCTTTCCTCAATCAGCGGATCGATGCGCTGCTTCGAGTTGCGCTTAGCCAGCTCGACCGTCGGCTGCACCACCATCATCGGCCCGGGCGACTTGTGGATCACGTAGCCCACCCAGTTGTTTCCCAGTTCACTGCCCCCCAACTGTGAGCCCTTCATAAAGACCACACGCTCGACGGGCGACGACGGCGACAGCGAGTCCATGATCTCCCGCAGGTACGGGGTGCGGTCCGTGCGCCACGGTCCCGGCTCGGCCGCCGACTTGCCCGACAGCCGCCGGTAGCGGTCGGCCCACTCCGACACGGTCAGCACCGGATCCGGCCGGAGCCCGGCGTTGAACGCCGCGTTGTAGATCTCAGTCGCTGTTTGGGCCGGCAAGGGCATCCAGGGCCATCCGAATCTCGTCGCTCAGCAAGCGATGCACTTTGTCCACGTCGCTCTCGGCCGCCAGCGTTGCCGCCACGCGGTCGGCGATGTTCAGCAGGTTGTCGCGCACCACGCGGCCGCGCGTGAACGCCGCCACCTGCACCTCGTCGCGGCTGACCAGCTTCGCGGTCTTCTCTTCAAACTCGATCTTGGCCAGCCGCGCCAGGTAGCTTTCGCGGATGGCCCGCGCACTGAAGTAGTCGAGCCCGCCCGCGCCAGCCGTCTCTGCCGGCTCCCGCACTGCGGGCGGCGCCGGCCGCGCGCGGCGCCGCCCGGGCCGCGTCTTCGCCGACCATTCGGCATCGGCGCGGTCGCTGTCGATCAGCCCGTCGGCGTTGGGCGTGATCCGCCCGGAATGGATCGCCTTTTGCACGGCCGCCAGGCTTACGCCGCGATGCTTGGCGTAGGCGCGCAGGCTGAGGAAGGGCATGGAACTTTT